TTCTGCGAGCCTCTGCTGATACAGAGCCATGTAGTACTTGGACGCGTTGCTGCCAGCCCCTGTGGGGACCAGTGGTGCCCTCTCGGTGGCCTCGATGGCGGACTGCTGGAGTCGTGCCGACTCATAGGCGGGGAGGAGGCGCCAGCAAGCGCCGAACGAGATGAGATCTACGTACCGTTCGGGGTATCCGGTCACCGTAGAGAAGTCGTCGGTCGGGTTGGTAAGCGGTGTCGGCTTCTTGATGTACTCGATACGGATGTTCCGACCGGGGACGATGAAGTCCCTCATGATCTGGATGGTCTTGCCGGTGGGGGTGGGAGTAGGCTTGACCTGTCCGGCGGTAGTCGAGGCTGAAGGGTTGAACCTCCAGGAAGAGTTGGGGAACCAGACACCCGAAGGGCCGATGGTGTTGGACGTGACCTTGTAGATGTCTTCCACGTCGGCCGGTATCGGGTACTCGTAGCGAGCTGCGATCTTCGGGAACTCGTAGTCACCGAACACCCAGAGGTCCGGGAAGGTAGCGTTGATCGTGTCGTTGATCGCCTCTTTGATCCGAGCCCGGGGGTACATCGGATCGTCGGTGACGAACGAGTCGAGGATGTGAGAGGCTGCGGTAGTCCCTTCGGCTCCCCGCCCGGTTCCGGAGTTGCCTCCGAACACCGTGACAATCCCGGTGGACCGGTCGAACTTCTTGATGAGGATCATCTCGTCGTCGATCTCGACGAGCCCACGAGACAGGTTGGTCACCGTCTCGGTGTCCACCTGGAACGTCGTATCGTTCGAGTCCATAGGGGCTACGAGATACGAGATGGAAGCCTGGTCTCGGGTATAGCCAAGCAGCTGCTGCTTCACTCGGCTGACTAGCTGATCAAAGGTAACAGCCACTTGGTCTCCTTACGCCGCGAACGGAGTTCGCTGCTCTTAGCGACAGCTTTGCTGTTCGCTTACGCCAGGCGTACCGCTGTGATACCAGCGGACACGCCGATGTTTGCCGATCCGTTACCGTTAGCCTGAACCTTGATGGCCGTAGAGCCATCAAGGACCACGAAGAACTGGTATCGGTACGGGACTCCTAGGATTGCACCGCTGGACAGGATGTGCTGAGACCCGCCGATCCAGAAACTACTGTTGTTGGCTATGGTCGGAGCGCCCGTGCCGTACGCGATGCGGTTGATGTCGATTCGGTACTTGCCCGGAGGTAGAGTGAGGGTGCAGAACACGTTACCCATCACGACCGGTAGCTGGAATCCGGAGTCCTTGAGAATGTCCCCTGCCGGGTCCATCTCATGTACCGCCAGTTGACCCATCAGCTAGCCATCAAGGTGGCACTCACAGTGCCACCAACAACAGCCGTAGTGATAGCCGCCCTGGCGTACCGGAAGGCGTTGGAGCTGATCGCGATGTTGCTGACGGCGCTAGCCACGAGAGTCGCAGGCGAGCCAGTACGGAACCAGTTGACGTTGTCCTGCGAGACTTCCAGGGCTACCGCGCCGACACTCACGCCTGCCGACGTGGTGAACACAGCGCTGATGTTCGCCTTGGCCGATCCGAAGTCGGCCACCGTACCAGCAGAGATAGCCGTGGCTGCCGTGAATGAAGTGCTAGAGATGAGCGCTCCGGTAGTTGCCACCATGCCAGCACCAAGGTTGGGGCCGGGAAGTGCGATGTTGACCGTGCTCGCACCGTCAGAGAACTTGATCGGCCATGCGCTTGCGAGCGCAGCAGCCGTACCCTGATTGACGGTAGGGGGCGTAGCCGTGTCGATCGTGACCTTGACGGCACCGGAGGGGAACACGTTGGCCACGTTGACGCCAGCGGTATCAACCAGCTTGGTGTACCATGCACCAGCAGCCGTACCGGCTGCACCCTGGCTTGCCGGGGTAGCCGTAGAAGCAGCCCCATCGATCCTTACGGTGAGTTCTGCCAGGTCTCCTGGAATGTTTCCATCTGTGACGCTCATGCTGCATCAGCCTCCTTGAAAGCAGCGTCTACGTGATGCTGCTTGGTGCCAGCAGGGCTCAAGCCCTGCTTGACAGCGGACTGGTAGCCATCCAGCTCTCGGTCCCAGGTCTTCTGACGCGTGGAGTACGCGTCGTTGACAGCGGGGGAGAGCTGGAGGCCTTTGGATCGTACACACTCACCCCAGGACTTATGGTCCCTGGTGCGGCAGGATGCGGAGCACAACGTCCCCTTCTTGGTGCGAGCCATCAGCGCTCACCAACCAGCCCGATGACCGCCTCACGCCAGGGGACCAGAACGATCTCGGTCTGAGGTGAAACGTGGATGTCCCATCGGAGCTTCAGAAAGTTCTCGTCGAAGCCGAGAACCTCAAGGTTCTGAAGGGTGCGGCCACCACGGTCGAGGTTGATCAGAGAGCCGATCTTCAGGAGCGGCTCGATTGCTTCGGTCTTCTTCGGGGCGACGGCCATCAGCTCACTAGTCCTTCGGTTACTCGGTACACGTCGGGACGGAAGCTGTTGTGCCCGAGCGTTGCGGTCTCAGTCTTGATAGCGTCCGTAGAGACGGACGCCGACGATTGGTACGTGTTGGCCTGAGGCTTGGGGATGTCCATACCCCCAACCTGGCCGTCCTCAGTCAGAGAACTTGCTGTCAGTGCTGGCATAGATGCCTACAGCGAAGGCGTCATGGTTGGATCCGAGCTCGGACGTCTGGTGCATAGCCATAGCGTCGAACAGGCCCTGCTCCAGGATGCCCTTCTCGTTACCGTTGACGTTCGTGGTCCGGCCAGCAGGCCCGACCGGATTCATCCGGGTACCACCCCAGTCCGCAGCGTCGAGGGAGCGCTTCTCCAGCTCCTTCTCCTGCGGCGTAGTCTCAGGGTCGCGGTAGACGTCGCTCACTTGGATCCCTTCTTCCCCTTGGCCGCCATGGCGGACATCTTCTTGGCGCCATACTTCTTACGTCCAGCAGCAGCTGCGATCGCAGCGCCCTTCTTGCCCCCGCCAGCCGCCTTGGCGACAGCAGCGAAGCGTCCACCCTGACCGAGCTTTGCCTTGGGGTTTGGTTTAGCAGCCATAGTCAAACTCCTTAAGAGGATTCGATCAGCGTCCAGGCCACCGTGCTGGTGTCCGTCGCACTAGAACTGTTGATAGTGAAGCTCGTGCCGTTGATCCTCGTGCTAGACAGGTGGCCCACAGTGCCGCCGGTCGTCTCTCTTGACAGGATGATCCTGGTGTTAGCCGCAACGGAGGCGTTGGTTACCACCACAGTTCCGGTAACGAGAGTGGATACTCCGAGGCGAGCGTTGGTTCCACCCTTGATGGTGATTCCACCGCCAGCAGACCCGAGGTTCAACGCAGCCTTGGTGCCGTCGAAGATGTTCCACGCACCGTTGGACTGGCCAGCATCCAGTGCTGTGTACCCAGCTATGGTTGCGTTACCAGCGGTACCCCACGGATTGGCGAAGGCGTCCACCGGAGCTGCTGTAGTTCCGGTACGTTCGCCGATGTTCGGTCCTCGCCGGAGGACCGCGTTCGTTCCACCATCCACGTAGCCGTTGGTCGCTCCGTGAAGGAAGCCGGAGTTGATCGAGGTGTACGTGCCACCCGAGACCTTGAAGGCGTTCACCGGAGAGTTCGTTCCAGCCCCGTTGTCATCTACGCCTGGGTAGCACGCCAGGTTGTCTACGATGACCGGGTTGGTAACTCCAGCGGCCCTGAAGCCGGAGTAGTCACCACCTCCAGCACCACCGTTCCTGCCGTCACGGCGGACGATGATGTCGCCGAACAGCAGTGGAGCATTGCCGGTCGAGGTGATGTCGAAACCGTTCTGGCCATTGCGGTCCGTCGAGCATCCAGAGAACTGCATGCCGCCCGAGCCAGCTCCGGTGCCGAAGTTGCCCTCGATCTTGTAGCCATGAGCCTCGGACCACTCGGCCCTGCAGCCGATCATCCTGCTGTTCGGCATGTTCGACAGCTGGAAGCCGTGAGTGTTCGATCCGATCGAGATCACGTCGACCATAGTGCAGTCAGTGTGGTTGATCAGGTGGATACCGACGTCACCAGCGTTGTCTGCGAGGACCCGATGGAACGTCCAGGAGAACGGCTGAGCGCCGTTCTCGGTGAAGGTGTAGATACCCTTGCCGGTCGTCCTCACGACCGCCACATCACGCAGCACAGCCCCGTGGACATAGTCCGAAGCCTGGATGCCATGAATCCCAGCGGGGGAAAGGTCACCGATAATGGTGAGGTGGAAGATTCTCTGCTCGGCAGACTTGCCTGCGTATCCACCGGCGGTCTGTCCGAGCATCACGATCGCAGCACCACCGACGAACAGCGCATCCGGTCGGATGAACGACTGGGCGGTTAGCTGCGTCGGGTTGAAGATCTGGTCTCCGTGCGCTCCTTGGAGCGTCACGAGAGGATGCAGGGTGATCGGAGCGGACGTCGAGAAGATGCCGTCCGTCAGCTGTACGATGCCGCCACCGTCCGCGAACGCAGCGTTGACAGCGGACTGAATCTGAACCTGATCGCCGACTCCGGTACATACGTAGTCGGCCTTGGCCTTGACTTCGGTCGACTGGTCCGACGCCGCAACCAGGTAGTAGTACGTTCGGCCGACGGTTCGACTCGACAGGGTGGTCAGCCGTGCGTCGATGTCACTCAGGTCTGCGTTGAGCGGTACATCCCAGTCGAGGGTGTGCTTAGGAATCCCGTAATCAGCCACCGTATCCGCCTTCTCCGTATCCACCCTCGCCGTATCCAACGAGGATCGGTTCGCCGTTACACGACGTCTGAACAAAGTTTGCTGTGGTGGCTACACCGGAGGCGATGAGATCCGCCTTCACTTGGTCGCTCACCTGCCATTCGTATCCACCACGGAAGTAGTGCAGGCCAGCCTGCGGGGCTGGCCAGAAGTCTGTATCCTGGTTGGGATTCTGAGGCAGGTTGACTGCCCCGAGCTCGTTTGTGTATGCGTCGTACCTGGTAGTCTCGTAGACTCCAGGTGCCACTTCGACCACCGAGAGGGCCCTGTCCATGCGGTACCGCTCCATGAGCGGGTTCCACGCAAACGGCGCTTCGCTCACCGTGGGCGTCGTGAAGATCCAGCAGGCCATGATATAGTTGCCTCCATGAAGACTTGTTCCAAATGTGAAACAGAGAAGCCTCTAGAGGACTTCTACCGCCAGAAGGGTGCCCCTCAAGGGCGAGCGTCGCGCTGCAAGGATTGCCAGCGAATCAGACCCAGAGGTAACGCCAGGCGCAGGACGCTGGCCTATAAGTACGGAGTCACCGAGGAGTGGTTCGACTCCCAGAATGCCAACCAGTCCGGCCTGTGTGCATCGTGCGGCCAGCCCGAGGCCAGGAAGGACACCAAGAACCTCTCCGTTGATCACAACCATGAGACTGGCGAGGTCCGAGAACTTCTCTGCCAAAAATGCAACACCGCACTTGGCCTACTCGGCGATGACCCCGAGCGCATCAGGCTACTGCTGGAGTATCGGAAGCGATTCAGGTAAGGAGGGGGGCCTCAGAGACCGTAGGTGTCGTGAAGATCCAGCAAGCCACTGAGGCCCCTCTCTTAGATCACTGACTGTTCAGCGTGAACCACTGCGTACCATCAGACACGATGGAGCAGCGACCGGTGGAACCACCGGCAGTACCGGCCACCATCGCGAACGTGGTAGCGCTGTTGATCGTCTCTGACGCATTGCCATCCAGAGTCAGGATGCCAGTGTTGTTACAGACGATCTGATAGACGCGACCCGGAGGGGTCGTGGCAACCGCAGGAAGCGTGACCGTCTTGGCCGCCGAGTTGGTGTAGACCACAACGTAGTCGTTGGCGGTAAGCGTGTCAGTCGTGGCCGTCACAGTTCGGACGGTGAACGACGTATTGTCGAAACCGGAAATGGCGATACCTCCTCAAGAGAAGAGGGGGCCCGACGCCCCCTCGCTAGGATCACGCAGTCGGGCGAGCCGAGCTAGTGGACTGGGCCACGATCAGCGACTCCGGACGGTACAGCGACCAGCCAGCGACGCCGTACCAGCCGAGAGGCTGGAACCGGGTCAGCTTGTCGACGACCGGCCCACGGACCGTGTGGAACTCTTCAGCAACAGCCTCAGCAAGAGCCTGCTGGCCCGTGTAGTACGTGTTGTACACGCGGGTCTGAGTGCCACCAGAGCCAGAACCGGACTGGGTGTTCTGAGTGCGGGGAGTCTCGATGTAGCAGGCACCCTCGTACTCGCCGATCTCTCCAGCCCAGATGTTACCGGCCGCAGAGTAGTTGTGCGGGTCACGCCACGCAGCCGCACCGGTCTCCCGACGCAGGTCATAAGAGACCTGCGGGTGGATGTACGCGGTGTAGTAGTTGTCGCGGTTCGGGTGGACAGCGTTCGTCCGGAGCTGAGTCGGAGCGAACCGAGCCATGTCCGAGGTGAACACATCCGTAGCGGTGATCGCCGTCAGGGCGATCGGGTTGGTCGGCGTAGTACCGAACCCATAGCCGATAGTGCCACCGCCACGCCGAAGCGTCTGGGTGCCACCGGCGAGAACGTTCTGAACCAGAAGATCGATCGAGTCGACGAGGTTCCACGCCACCTGGTTGACGAGACCGGCGGTCACGTCGGTGAAAGAGAACAGGTCCAGCTTGTTGCTAACCAGGATCGCGTTGCCGTACTCGTTCAGGGTAACGGAGACCGTGGTCGGGTTACCGGCCGCAACGGCGTCCGGGTCGACCAGCTCATTCAGCGGCGTGATGGCCTGAGCGAGGTCCTGATACAGGGAGAACACGACAGACGAGCCGGGCATGGCCTGCTGGACCGGCCGCTTGTCAGCCACCTGACGGAACAGGGGCTGCTTACGGAGGGCGAACTCAAGAGCGCGGTCATACGCGGTCTGGACGAGGTTCGCCAGTGCGGCAGTGCCGGTAAAGGCGTTAGCCATTGATCACTCCTTCGGGAAGGGGTCACACACCGTTCATGTGATTGAACGAGTTGATAAGACCCTGGATATCGCTAGCGTCGTTGACGGCTGCCTGAGCAGCCTCCACGTTGCCCACAGGCGTCCCATCCGTCCCCGCTGCGCTCAGCCTTTCGAACTGAGACTGCATGGACGGAGGAAGCGTGGGCGGGATGGGCTGGTCAGTTGCAGCCTGCTGGGGCTGCGCTCCGCCGAACGTGGCCTTCATGGTGTCAACCCATTCCTTGGCCTTCAGCGGATCTGCAGGACCCTGGTACATAGTCTGCGCACCAGGAACCCCAAGGGATTCGAAGACGGTAGCCATCTTCTCTCGGGCCTGATCCTCAAGGAAGCTCGTCAGCTTTGAGTTCAGGTCCTCGTTCTGCTGCTTCAGGTTTTCATACGCGTCACGGAGTGCCTTCGGGCCCTTGCCTTCGGTGGTGTTGCCCAGGCCGTTGTTCGCGTCGTTGTCTTCAAATCCCCACTCGGACATGTGATGTCCCTCCCAATAGATGTGTAGGCCAGAGCAGCCAGCCTGGGGAGGCTGGCCATCGCTCCTACTGTGTGATTACCGGTCTTGGATACGAGTGACTAGTGCCGGTCGTTCTGTCACTGGTGGCGGAGGCCAGGTTCGAACTGGTTCCAGCTAGATCAATCTAGCCAGCCGCCCCTTTTGGCGGTTCTCAGCCTGTGGCAGTTCGAGCAAACCAGCTCGCACTTGGCCACTTCTTTATCGATGTTCGCGATCAAAGATCCATCTCTGACCATGTCCGCGATATTGCGCTCCTTGTCGCCCAGGTGGTCAAAGTCCATGGCGACTGGATGGAAGAGGCCACCACAGTCTGTGCATGGATTCGACTTCAAGCCCCGCACGTACATCTGGGCTTGCTCAACCATCTTGACCTTGTGGGCCTTGGCCCTCTGCTTGTAGACGTCCTTGTTGTCTTCGTAGTGCCGCCTAGCTGCGGCCTTCTGGTCTTCCTTGTTTTTGTATGGCATAGTAGCGCCTCCCAGAATCGCACTGGGGTCTTCGGGTTATGAGCCCGACGTGGTACTTCTCCACCAAAGCGCACGCACGCTGGGTTATGAGCCCAGCGTGGTACCGCTCCACTACTCCGCTACGGCCCGAAGGCCTTTGTCTTACTGTGCTCCCTGCGACTGACCGAGGCCAGCCCTGGAACCACCAGAGGCGCCCCCGAAGGCGCCCTTCTCCTGTCCGATCAACGAAGCCTTCTGGGCCGACGCTCCGGCGTTGGTCCCGAACGTAGACTCTTCTGACTGCGACTGCGTCCACGCTTGGCCGTAGAGTCCGCCAAGGTTCTGCATGGTGCCCAGCTCGTTGGCCACCTGCGAGTACCCCTGCTGGGCCTGGGCAGACGTGACGCCAGATGTGGCGAGCTGTTCGGCGTACGTCTGGTTGAACGTGAGGCCCGACTGAAGAGCAGCAGCACCGATCTGAGCTGTAGCCGCAGCCTTCTGGAGCAGAGGGAGCGAGCGGTCCGCGTCCAGGAAGTACGCGGACATATGGCCGTCGTCAATCCCCAGAGCGTTCAGCGCCTGCTTGTAGTACGGGTTGGCTAGGGCTGTAGCCTGGGTGGCTAGGTCTACTCTGGACTGCACCTCGGTAGGGCTGACGTCCTTCGCAAGCCACTCGGTGAAGTCTTTGTTGCTGTCGTAGAACCCCTCGGGCAGTCCAGACTGTCGGAGCATCTGTCGGTACGCGTTCTCCGTAGAGATGTAGTCGGCGGGGGAAAGGACAGGCAGGCCAGCCTTGACCCTCGCATCGTTCGCAGCGAACCGGTCCTTGTATTCCGGTGTGTCCTGAAGCAGGATCGAGATCGTGTCGGACGAGTAGCCGTTCTTCACGTAGTTGTAGATGTTGCCAGCCAGGGACTCCAGGCCGTACTGCTTGAACACCGTCTCCAGCGCCATGAACGCATTGCGATTGGTTCCCGAGAGCAGCTTCTCGTACTGCCCGGTGTCCTCGTAGTGCTTGTTGGTGAGGGTCGTGAGTGACTTGCTGGTGGTGTTCAGCGCCGTCTGCTGGGCCTTCAGCGTCGCCTGAGCCTTGCCTAGCTGAGTCTTGGACTTGGTGTCCGTCTTGCCTTTCAGCGAGGCGATCTGCTTGGTCAGCGAGTTGACCGTCTTCTGGTACGCAGCTATCCGGGCGGTGAGCTGAGCATTCTTGACCTGATAGATCTTCGCTTCGAGAGCCGAAGTCTCATACCAAGGTGTGGTGTCGGCCATGATCCTCCTTAGTACTTAAAGCCGAAATCGGCGAGGACCTGGTGGCCTACCTGCATCAGCGAGTCCTGGGCGTTCTTCGTCTGCTTCCAGCGCGGGTCTCCGCGCAGGTCGTTCTCAAACTGCCACAGCGGCTTGGCCTCGGTCTGAAGCGTGTTCTTGTTCTTGTACTGAAGAGCCTTCTTGATCGTCGAGTCGAACAGGTTGATGCTGCCAGCAGGCAGCTCAAGGATCTGAGACATCGACTGCATGTACGGCGAGGCGATGTCGGCTACCGTCTGGCCTCCATCGAGCTGCTTGGCGTACTGGGGGAACGAGGCCTTGGCCTGGTTGAGCATGTCGTTCTTGTAGTCCGAGATGGTGGCGATACCTCGCAGCACCTTACGGGCGTTGTCCGCATACCACTTACCAGAGAAGGTGACGCCCATCGAGTACGCGTATGCGCGTAGTTCGTTCACAGTGTCGGCGCCTTGCCCTTCCATCTGCCCGCCATCGAAGTAGACGTACTGACCAAGGAAGTACCGAAGCTGACCCTCGTTCCAGCCTTTGGCTACGATGTTGTACGCAGCCTCCTGGATCTTCTTCTTGGTGAAGCTCGTACTCTTGACACCCAAGGCCTGGGCCAGCTGGTTCGCTGTGATCGAAGCCTGGGACAGCGACTGCTTGGCAGTCGCTGGATCGGTGAACATCTGGGTGAGGTACTGACGCTCCTTGTCGGAGTGCGTCTTCCACCACTTCGAATCTCTGAGCTTCGCTTGGAACATGTCCTTCGACCAGCCCTGAGACACCATGCTCTTGAAGAGCTTCTTGATGTCGGGGTTGGCATTCAGGAATCCAGAGGTGAAGCCGTACTGCTCGGCCAGTTCCTTCTCGCTGAGCTTCGGCACGACTGGATCGCCTCCTACTCCTGTACCGCTGTACGTTGAGCCACCCGAGACTCGGCCAACGACCGAGTCAACATAGCTCTTGATGGACGGGCCACCGGACTGAGACCTGGTCGACATGTCCAGGTCGTGATTGCCTGGCCCTGCGTACCATGCTGCGGCTGCACCGCGCATGCCCCACTTGTCGTAGTACCCCTTCAGGATCCCCTTGACGATCTTCTCCTGGAGGGACGGCGTGTCCCTGAACTTCTGCCAGGAGATCGAGTAGCCCAGCACCTGCTTGGACCATCCGGGGATGTTGGCCTTCATGACCTGGTACTTACCAACAGCGCCGATCGAGTTGACGACCGAGTAGTTACCGCCCGACTCCTGGGTGGAGATCGATGCCATGAACTGATCGAACTGAGACACCGTACCTCCTAGGTGTAGACCAACTACCAGCAGCGCGCTAACCAGTAGCTTAGCTACGCAGGCCCATAGACTTAAGAACGCCGTAGCCAACGCTCATCACCTTGTCCTGGGCGCTCTGGGTGCCGCCCCATCGGGGATCGTTACGCAGACGACCAAGGAAGGTCGTCTGATCCATGCCGGTCGGCTTCCCTTCGGCGTTCACCCCGTTCAGCGCCTGCTTGATCAGCGGGTCGGTAAGCTTGATTGACTCGGGGTTGAGGTCGAGCTCCTCGGCCATCACCTGGACGTACGGACTAGCGATGTCCGACATCGTCTGACCCGCTTCGAGCTGCTGCTTGTAGCCCGGGTAGGCCGAGATGGCTTGCTGTACCATCTGGCTCTGGAAGTCGGACTCGGTGGCCAGCTTCCTGCCTATCAGTGCGGCCTGGTTCTTGACCGTCTGGTCATCGACTGTGATCCCCTGGTCGTACGCGAACTTCTTCGCAGCTACCGAGTAGGCTCCAGCGGCACCCCTGAGGGTGCCGGACTGGAAGGTGACGTACTTACCAAGCGTGTCCCTGAGGATGTCCTCGGAGGCTCCGGTCTCAAGAACCTGCCCAGCAATCTTGCTGAGCTTCGACGGGGGGATGATGGCACCCATCTCTGCAGCGAGCTGTTGGACCTGGATCTTGGCCGCACCAAGCTGAGCGTTATACGTGGCAGGGTCGGTCTTCTTGGTCATCTGAACCTGACGCTGGGTCTCCGAGTTTTCCTTCCACCACTTGGTGTCTCGAAGCTCCGCCTGGAAGGCATCCTTCGAAAGGTTCTCGTTGACCATCTTGCCGAACAGCGTCTTCAGCTCGGGGACCGAGTTCAGGAACGAGTACGCAAATCCGTACTCTGCCGCAAGCTCTTCGGGCGATAGTTTAGCTTCGGCCGTACCGCCGCTAGGATCCCAGTCGCCGGACGGCCCTCCACCCTCCACCCCGCTGACACGCCTTCCGCCCATGAAGGAGTTCTCGTAGTAGCCTGACTTGAGGTCCGCAATCTCAACACCCTTCCCGGGTCGTGGAGCGTGGATGAACTTACCGTCGCCGATGTAGATGCCGACGTGGTCGGCACCACCGGAACTCTTGTCGGTATCGAAAAAGATAAGGTCGCCAGCCTGAAGATCTTTCATGCCGACGCCCTTACCCACACCGATCTGATCGTACGTAACGCGAGGAACGCTGATGCCGAAGTTCTTGTAGACCTGTTGCACCAGGCCCGAACAGTCGACACCGCTCTTGAGGCTGTTGCCTCCCCACACGTATGGAGTACCGAGGAACTGCTGAGCGTAGTTGACGATGTCCTGTCCGCTGACCGCCATCAGCGATCACCGCTTGCGGTGTCGCAACCTCGTCGTGACTTCGTCATGACGTCAGCCGCCTCCGATCATCTCCATGAGCCAGTTCATGCCGCTCGTGGCGGCCTGATAGGCTCCGTACTCAGGGTTCTTCTTCGCTTCCTCCTGCGCCAACAGCGACGTGGCGTCCGCCGTGACTCCGCCAGTAGTCTTGCTGCTCTGGCTCTGAAGGTCTGCACCGAGGTAGTTCGACGTGGTTGTGGTAGTCGCAGGGTTGGCCTGCTCGTACTTGTTCAGCACGCCTTTGAACCGAGCTATCTCGTTCTTGGTCGGGTCCCTGCCCAGGAGCGTCTGAGCAGCGCCCTGGAAGAGCGCGTGAGCATCCTCAGCCGTGCTGATGTTGTACTGGGTAGACGTCTGGGTGAGCGTCTTAGGCTTGGTCGCAGCCTCCGAGTGGGTCGAGATGTCCTTGCCGATGATCTCCCAAGGGGAGAGGTACTTACCAGCGAGAGAGTACTGACCGGAGACCTCGACGTAGCCAGCCCAAAGGCTGGCCAACTGTGCGTCCTTGAGTGAGGCCGTGTCGTACCCAGCCAGGGAGAGCTGCGAGAGGAACTTGTTCTTGGTCTTCGAGTCCCACTTGTAGTACATCCCCGAGGCTTCATCTTGACCCATGAAGCCGATCTTGCTATCGGCTCCCATGTAGATAGTCGGGTTCTTCGTCGTGCCATGGCCTGCTGCCGTAGTGGAGGTGGCAGCAGCCGTAGCCCCTGACGTGGCGTTGTTCTTGACGGTGCTGTTGAAGGTGTTCTGCTGCGACTGCTGGTACGGGCTGGTCATCCCAGTCCCACCACCGCCACCACCGGTGTCACCTGCTGGTGTACTCATCCAACACCTCCTTGCTGTGCCAGTACGTCAAAGATGGACTGATCGGGCACGCTGCTCGTATCACCTGCGAAGGTGGCGAGATCACCCTGTGCGGCTTGCTGCACCACCGTGTCCTGATCGAAGCCCATGTCTCTCGACAGATACCGAGAGTGCAGGTCTCCGAACTTGGTGTCCGACTCGATGAGCTGGATCACCAGAGAGTTCCACTGGCCCTTGATGTCCGAGTTCTCCTGAGCGTTGATGTCGTCAGAACCGCCAGCCTCGTTACGCATGATCAGCGCTCGCTTCACATCGTCCCGGTAGCCGAGGTAGGTCTTCAGTGTGTAGATGTCGGACCGGATGCCAACGCTACCGTCAGGGTTGACCGCCTTCGACCAGATCTCAGGATCGTTCACGATGGCCCGCATGTCCTGCGTGGTCCGGTCGTAGTATCCCTTGTCGATCGAGGTGTAAGCCTTGGCCCACGCCTTGTTGTAGTACTTGTTGTCTTTCATCTCGCCGTTCTCGTCCAGCGTGCGCTGCTCGGTGAGAGTCGAGACTAGAGACTGCTTCTCGGCCTTGAGGTCCTCAGCTCCCTCATCGTCGAAGGTCTGAAGACCTCGACTGAAGAGCTGGGAATACAGTCCGTTCATGTAGCCCTTGTACTGCTGCCAGCCGCGAGCGAGATTAGCCTGATCAAGGGCTTCACGAGGAGACATCGTTGAGCGGGCGGTAGTATTGGTCCCCGGCGCCGTCGGATGAGTCTTCTCGTAGTAGTACGCACCATTCGAGTACGTACCGTCGCCCTCATCGCCGACCACCAGGCCAGCCCACTCAGGACCAACCTTGCTGATCAGGTCCTGGTAGTACTTGGAGGCGTGAACCGCCTCCTCTGTGGGCTTCAGGCCTGAGTTGTTCTTCGAGAGCGACTGACTGAAGATGTAGGCGGAGTCGCCGTACTTGTCGTAGAAGTTCTGGTCCGCGTTCTCAACGTCAACGTTCTGCATCTGACGGTACTGATCACGGAAGAACTGGTACGGATCCTTCTCGGACGCGGAGATCGGCAACGTTGCGGCAGTAAGGATCTTCAGCCACGTTTGTCCGCTCGCCCTGTCGCTAATCTCCTTCCAGGTGGGCGGCGTCTTGCGCAGCCCCTCAGAGTACTTGTAGTTCTCGGCCTGCATGATGTACCACGTGTTCTGAGAGTTGTCCTGGTTAGCCTTGCGTACCCAGTTCGGCAGGAAGGTCTGGAGGTTGGAGTCGGTTGGACCGAATGGAAGGATGCCGAGCTTCTGATACAGGTCGGCAAGCTTCGGCTGGCCGTTCGCATCCAGCCCAGTGAAGATGATGTTGTTCGCAGCCATCTGGACGTAGGGTCCAGCGCCTACCGGGATCGGACCATCGCCGTGGTTCAGGATGATCTCAGCCGTAGACATCGGGATGTCGAACGTAGCGTTCGGGTCCAGCCCGAAGGCCTTCTTGAACGCCTTGCCACCGAGGTAGTCAGGAATCTGGATGATGACGTGACGGTCCGAGTAGTCGACGAGCGTCCGCTCACCTGTGATCGGGTCTGTGGTGTAACCCTCAGCGTCGATCCTGTTACCACTGGAGTCCGTCTCCAGGCCCGCCCTTGCGGGCGCGCCGTACACCTGGGCTACACGAGCCAAGATGTCAGGCTTGTCAGAGATGATCCGAGCCCAACGGTTCCACGACTCTTGCTGCGCCCCGAAGAACGCACCGAAGTTACGGAGCATGTGAGACATCTTCGTCTCGTAGTCCATGGTGAACGCGTTCTGCTTGACGTCCTTGAGTGCGCGCTTACGCGCGGCACCCTCGAACTGAAGCCGGGTCTCCTCGGTCATGCGGGTCCCAGTCTTGCCGGAGGCCTGCATCAACTCCCGAAGGTGAATGTTGTACCGCTGAGCGAACAGCGGGTTCCTCAGGAGGTACCGAGAGGGAGCGGCAGACATCATGTTGAACCAGGCGGTCATGCCTCGGTCCACCAACTGAATGGCCTTGTGGCTACCCCGTGCGTACGAGAGGGCCTGACCGTTCACCAGAGGGCGGATGTCCTCCGGAACGCCTTTCAGCATGTCCTCTGTGACCTCACCCTTGGCTGCTGCCGCCCTGATGACGTCACCGTCAGGGAAGGCGGGGTTGGCCCACTCATCAACCTGGGCTACAACCCGGTCGACAAGCTGATCGTTCGGAAGGTGCTGAGCAATCACGTGGTCAGCCTTATAGGCCAGCCCCTCAGGGCTGGACAACCAGCGTTCCAGCTGGGCTGGAGTCTTGCCCTTGAGGTATGCCGCAGCCAGGTCATCGTGCGCCACCTGGTGGTTGAGCGAGTTCAGCCATGCGTCCATATGGACGTCCGCACCATGCTTGGCGGGGGAGAGCTGAGTCCACTCCATCCTGCGGAGACGGTTCAGGTACGAGTCCGAAGCCGAGCCCATCATGTTGCTGAAGTTCTTGTCTCCGGATGCGAGGTCCTTGAAGAGTCCTCCCTCGGCCCCCGCGTAGGCAGGGCTGAAGAGCTGACGACCAGCCTCTGTGTGCTTGTAGGCCTGTCCACCCTTGACCAGCTCATCCATGTCGGCGAAGTCACTCCGAGCGGAAGCCAGGTCATCTATGTTCGCGTTGAGCTGATCATTCAAGGCCAGCTCGTCAGCGGTCCGTCCCTCGATCTTAGCCTTGGCGAGGTCGGCCTGAAGCTGGGTCTGCGTATTGGTGAGATCTCCCATGTGGGTCTCAAGATTACCCCGGGTTACCATGGCGTTCTCGAAGACGTTGTCCGGGAGTGCTGCTCGACGCATCGCCTCCCATGTGTACTTGCCACCCTTGAGCGAGCGCTCAGCCATAGCTATCGGACCGAACCGGGCGATCTGACCAAGAGCATCATCGGACAGTGCCCTCGGCCCGTAGCCGAGGCGGAACAGCTGAGAGAACTTCCAGATTGAGCTGACGTAGTCAGCCAGGCCTACGGCCTGATGCCACTTGTCGCCAGACTGGACGAATGCCTTCTGCCACGTAGATCCGTTGGCGGCCAACGCCTTCTGGAACAGGTTGAAGTCCATCATCGCGTGGCCGTTGGCCATCTGGGTGCGAAGCAGTGGGGTGACTATCGCACTACCACCATCAGGGGTGACCTCGTCCACTCGAAGCGTAGTACCTGGAGCATTCGGATTATCCACTCGTGCACCGCCGAAGGACTCGGTCTTCATAGCCCCCTGCGCAGCGCCCCTGCGCTGAGCAACCTCTTTGTACAGGCCGTCAGCGATCTGGTGAGAGATCTCGTCAGGCGTACCTACGAGGCCCTTGCTGACGTTGTAGCGGTCCACCAGGTTGCGAGCTACCTTCTGCTCGATGGTCTGGAGAGCGGCTGCACGCATGGCCTCAGGGGCGTTCAGGTACTGCGAGACGTACATGTCGCGAGCCTCGTTCGAGAGGCTCTTGACTTCAAGCAGGGAGGCGTTCAGCTGACGGTATCCGTCGCCGTCCTTCACGTCGATGAAGTGCGTGGGCTTGATGTCGTTGTACGTGTGAGCCAGCTTGACCACACCGCCGAGACTCAGGCTGTAGATGTTGTTCACCTGAGACTTGATGAGTCCGCCGCCGTCGAACGGCGTCCACCCACGGGTACCCTGGAGAACGTTGCGAGCCTTCATGCCTGCGGTCGTGGTGATCCGGTTGTAGTTCAGGTTGCCGATCGTGCCGAACGCATCGATCTTGTCGGAGACGATCCGAGAGTCGCCATCGAGCTTGGCGATCTGCTGGGACTTCGAGTCCATCAGGGTCTTAACGCGCTGGCCGAAAGGGCCAGCCTTCTGGACATCGGACAGTCCGTTGTAGTAGGTGCCGATCGAGGAGACCTTGGCGTTCAGCTCGCCGATCTGGTAGGCCAGCTCAGCGTTCTGGAACTTGAGAGTCTCGGTAGCTGCACTGTCGCCCATAGTGACACGCAGAACGTTGGCAACCTCAGACTTGCTACCGGCCTGCGAGAGCAGCCGTGCGGCAGCCGGACCGTTGGCGCTCTTGGCCAGCGTAGGAAGATCGCGGTTCAGCCGAGCTGCAGCGGTGTCCGGGTTGGCTGCCTTGATATCCCAGATCTGATCGGTCAGACCCTGGAACTGGCTCTTCTGCGAGAAGCTGTTCCAAGCGAGCTCGTTAGCCTGCTCGGGGGTCAGGGTGGCGTTGGCCTTGATAGCCAGCTGCTCGCCCTTGCCGATCTCGGTAGCGACAGGCCTGGTGAACTTGGTGGCCTTGAGTGCACCAGCACCCTTGCCAGCCAGCACTAGCGGGTCTGCGTACCAAGAGACAGCGAAGTCGGTGGCACCCGTGACGTACTTAGAGGCCCCGTCGCCGAAGTACTCCTGACTGCGGGTCTTGATGCCCAGCGGGTCATTCTTGGTCTGCTCGTCCCGGAACTCACCCTTGGACTGGAGGGCCTGGTCCTGGGCGATCTGGTCCGGACGGATGCCTCGGTCCTTCAGCTGCTTGTCGTTCAGTCCCAGCATCCAGATGGACTGACCAGGGCTGACCTTGTGTGCGTAGTTCCAGTAGTCGGAGAGGGCGTCCATCTCCCCGTCTTCGCCGATGTAGTCCGGGCGACCGTAGACGATGGAGTGGACGGCCATGGCACCGGCGCTCATGATCGGGGAGACCGAGGCGGAGTACGCCTGGTAGAGCTTGGACCCTACCCACTCGATCGGCTTGAAGACCGGGCTATTGAAGATCCCTCCGGACTGGGCATCCCGCTGCTCCTTGAGGGCAGCGAGCTGGTCCTGAGTCATCTGGCTGTCGGGCTGGGTGGCATCGATCCCCATGGATCCCCAGTACTGGGTAAGCGCTCCCTTGACGGGATCGGGAAGCTGATCCATAGTGCCAAGGCCATTCAGGATCCCATCAGAGATTACCTGCATGTCCTTCGGTGAGATGTTGCCAGCCATCAGCCCTCCATCGTACCCGTACTATCTTCGTAGTAGGGGCTTAGTCCTGAACCGAGTAGGTTCTTTGCCATCTGGTTGGTCTGGAGACGGTCCAGAGGATTGTTGGCCAGGTCGACACCGGCCGTGGGACTGTCCCCGAAGGACAGTGCCAACGAGCCCATGTCATCGAACCACTGGCCACCGTACTGATACTCAAGGCGGCCCTCGTTCACTGCTGCCCCTTAACCTGTCGGACGTAGTTGCGCATAGCCCATGAAGCTCCAGGCTGGTTGGCCATGAACTCCAGGACCGGCATCCACTTGCCGAGCTGCTGCAGGTCTTCGCTCTTCTGGTCAGACAGGTTGAGCGCTTCGTTGCCAGGACCGGCGCCGGAGGCGGCGCCTGACGTGACAGGAACATCAGGCTGCGTGCTGTCCGCACTGAACGGGGTCACCCGGGAGGCGGCATCACCGAACAGGTCACCGAAGTTCATGCCCTTGACGTCAACCTCTTGAGGCTGCTGCTTGCCCTGCTGGGCTTCCTGGTATGCGGCCTGCTCGCCGTAATCGGCGTTGGGCAGGTTACGGTTGGCTTCGCCTACGGCCTTATCGGTCCGCTTGGAAAACTTTCCCGGCCCA